CTATGAGATTTCTAAGCGGCTGGAGGAGTTGGAATCGGATATTGGCGCAGCCCTGCCGCAGCTAATTTTTGAGGACGTGCAGCCGACGATGCGGCGGATTGTGAGTATTTTGCAGGACGTTGGGGCGTATGACGTTATTCCAGACTTGCCAAAAAACTTTAGCCAACTAATTGATAATATTAATATTCAGGTCACTATCTCGTCGCCGATTAGCCGGGGACAGGCCATGCAGGACGTGCAAGCGTTCTCACAGGCAATGAGCTTGTTGCAGGCTATCTACCCACAGATGTCACAGTTCGTCACGAAAGTGCCGGAGGTGGTGCACTGGGTGTTTGAGAAAGCGGGCGCGCCGAAAGACCTGATTCTGGGCGTGGATGAAATCCAACAGGTGGTGCAGAACCTCCAACAGCAAACGTCGCAGATGCTGGCACAGCAACAATCGATGGGGAACAGATAGCATGTCATGGGGCGCAGGCAACGTATTGAATATTAAAGAATTGAACGAACGCGCAGTAAAAGGTAAGAAAGCCGAGACAGAGCAGCGTCACCAACGCGCCCGGCTATTGCTTGCCTTCGATGCGGTGTTCAACAATCCACAAGGCAAGATAGTGCTGGAATACCTGAAAGCGCACACGGTTGACCTCCCCGCGTGGAACCCCGTGGCTGCACCCTCAGGGGAACAGGCAATCTATCATGCCTTCGTGCGTGAAGGCCAGAACAGCCTCTATCGTGAGATTGAGAAACTGGCCAAGAACGGCCTCTCGTACCGGAATTCCCCGGCACACGACCCAGCGGAGTTAGACGATGACTGATACAGTACCCCCACCCGGCGCCTCTCTCTATGAAGAGAAAACTGCCCCGACCACGCCACCAGCAGGCGGCGACACCCCGCCCCCCGCCGGGGACACACCCCCGCCTGCGGGACAAACACCCGGCGAAAAGACCAATGAACCCCCGGAAGGCGTACCCGCCGATTTCTGGGACGCCGAGAAAAAGAGTATCAAGAGCGATGAACTTTTGAAGGCTTACCAGCAAGAGTCAAACCGGGCAAAAGGCCTGCGCGATAAGCTGGCAAAAGGCTACCAGAATGTCCCGGAAAAACCCGAAGAGTATGGTTTCGAGTTAAGGCCTGAAGGCAAAGAAATTCTGGGCGAGGCAAAACTCAATGACGAACTCATTGGCTTGACCAAGAACGCCGCGAAAGAAGCCGGGCTGTCAAAAGAACAGTACGACAATTTCATGGCAACGATTGTTCCGGAACTGCACAAGGCAAGCACGAAGGAAAAGCCTGAGCCTACGCCGGAGGAAGCGCAGGCCGTCGCCGATGCTTGGCGCAAAGCAGAATCGGCAAAACTAGGACCAAACGCCGATGCCATTGTGCAGACCGTTGGTAAATGGGCAGGGGAGTTAAAAGCCCAAGGCATTTTTACCGACTCCGAATTTGCTTTGGTTCGGGATGGGATGCTTGCCACCGCCGATGGTGTTAGGGTACTCCAAAAGATAAAGAACCTGACGACGGGTGACACCCATGCCGGAAACGGGGCAACGACGACTAGCACTGCCACCGTTGAAATGACCTTTGAAGAATTGTCGGCGGCGACGAACAACGATGCCCGTAGTTGGGACCCAAAAGCCGAGGCGACGGCACAGGAAGCCATTGCTCGGTGGAATAAACAAGAGGCGCGAAAAAAGCGTTGACAGCCTAATACAGTTAGTGTAAAAGCGCACTCAGACAGTTCGCGTAGAATTTTCCCTTTCCGTGGGTTTTTATACGCGAACTGGCTATCACCCAGATACCCCGGCTCAGGCTTTATGCCCCCCGATGGTTTTGGCCCTGATTGGTTTTTTAATCACCACCAATCATTTTAAAGGGCAAAGCCATGACCGCATCCGCGCCAGCGAATTTCGCAACAGATTTTGACTCCCAGATTAAACACGAGTTTCGCACGACTCAGCCAAAGCTGATGCCTTTGACTCGTATGCGCCGTGTTACCGGGAAAACGGTTACTTTTAACCGGATGGGTATTATGTCCGCGCAGCAAAAGCTGTCCGGCTCTCTCTTGCAGTTCCAAGATGTGGCGCAAAGCAACGTCACCGTAAACTTGCTTGATTACTACGCCTACGCTTTGAGCCAAGAAGAAGATTTGGACAAATTGCTGTACGACGAGAAAAAAGAACTCGCCGTTGCAGCGGCGCGGGGCATCGCCGAACGGCAAGACCAGATTATCATCAACGCGATGGACGCTGGGGCTTCGTCCACCACTTTCGGTGCGGATGGCACGAACTACACCACGGACAACTTGGCTCGTATTGACGCCTATTTGAACTCCATCAACGCCCCGGTTGAGCGTTACCTCGTCCTCCATGCTCTTTCGGCTCGGAAAATGATGACGACGTTGGAGTCCACAAGCCGGGACTACAGCACACTAGGCCTCATCATGAACGGACAATCTGCTTTAAATGGCATGAAGTTCATGGGCTTCAATGTCATCCTGTTCGGGAACTTGGACACCGCCGAAGGTGGTTTGCCTTATGTTTCCGCTACTGGGGTCCGAACCAACTACATTGTCGCAGGAACCGGGATTTCCGCTTCTGTCGGTTTCGGTATCAGCCGCGACGTGACCACCGTTCCCGGCGCATGGCTCGACGAGCGTGACGCTTGGAAAGTGGGTGCACGGTTCTCTGCCGGAGCCGTTGCTATCGGCAGCACGATTGCCGGGCGCGAAGGCGTGTACAAATACCTCATTGACGAATTGGCCTAAGGAGAGACCACATGGCTTATATCCAACGCAACCTAGTCCAGCTTGGTTCTCAAGAAGGGAAAACGGCCATAGCCACTCGCTCGAACCGTGCTCCTGGGTTATGGTCTTACTCAACAGCGGATGCTATTTCTGTAGTCCGTACTTCGGGTTATTTTAACAACGCGGCTGATTTTCTTCGTATCGGTGATGTTATTATAGTCACCGTACATTCAGCCGCCAATTTTGAAACTGCAACCACCACAGTTTCTGCCGTTCAGTTTATGGTTGTTCTTACAAACACTGGAAGCGTTGTTGACGTAAGCGATGGAACGGCTGTTACGCTGACCAACACCTAAGGCATTTTTTCATGGCTTATATTGCAAAGAACCTTATTCAGGCAGGCGGCGAAGAGGCAAAGACTTCTCGTACGACCAATGGAAACAGGGCACCGGCTTTATGGATGTATGGAACGGTAGACGGCAATACGACGGTTCGGGGGCTGGGGTATTTCAACGACGCTAAAGACTATCTTCGTCCTGGAGACCTTGTCTTTTGTATTACATACTCCACTGCGGCCTTTGAAACAACAACGACAACGGTAAACGGTGCCCAAATGATGGTTGTTTTAACCAACGATGGCACAAATGTTGATTTGTCAAACGGCCTTAGTATCTCGTTGACAAACACCTAATCCTTGCATTAGAAACAAGGAGGAAGCGTGTTGGTTTCCCCCCTACAAAGGCTCACGGCTTTTCCTTGTCTTTCCGTGAGCCTTTGTTTTTGTGAGGTTTTATGTCGTCTAGGGAGTATATTGCCAACCTTTCTTTGGTTTCGCTTGGTGCAGACCCAATTGACGACTTTGCGGACAACACCAATGAAGCACGGGCTATCCGCCAGTTCTACGACCCTTTCATCCGTCACGTTTTCAGCCTCTACCCGTGGAGTTTCTCCACTCCGGTAAAAAGTTTAACGGCCTTGGCCGGGACGCCTCCGGCTGGGTGGTCATATCAGTTTATCCGCCCAGACGAGGCGATGCACATCTTTAAAGTTTTTGATACAGGCTCGTCGGCGCAAGACCCTATTTCCGACTATGACACGATTGAAGACCTAATTGTAACCAATCGTCCCGCGCTGTCAGTGCAATACAGCGTGTACAAGGCCGAGGCAACTTGGCCGGGGTATTTTCAGACATTCGCGTGGCACGCTCTAAAAGCGATTATAGCCCAGACAATAACCGACAGCAAAGAACGTGCTGACGATGCTTTTGAGATGGCCTATGGAACGAAGGCTCAATTTGGCAAGGGCGGGTATTACGCCGTCGCCGTGGGAGCCGACGCCCGGCAGGCACCGCCGCAGCAACGGCCACCGTCGCCAATGGCAACCGCGTTTCGTCGTCCCGGCGCGTTGTGGAGGTGCTGATGCCTCAAGCGATTCAGCAGCAGAAAAAATTTACGCAGGGTGAGATTGACCCGGAGATGCTCGCCCGTGACGATATAGAGCAATTCTACGGCGCGGCCAGCCTCCTGCAAAATGTCTTCACCTACACGCAAGGCGGGGTGGGTCTATCACCCGGCTTGGAGTACATCGCCACCGACCTAGGCTCTGTGACAAGAGCCGCTTCTCCCACAATCACCGCCCCGAACGGCGGCACGGGAGCCAATGCCAACGACTCAAACACGGGGACGGAGCTGATTACCACAACCAACATGGGGACGACGAACCCCTATATTGTGGTGCAATACGACCTCGGGGCATTAGCCCGACTTGGCTACGTCCGGGTGAGGGGTCTGCGCTGCTCGACGGGGACGGTGGGCAGTGTCTTTGTGCAAGTGTCACAGGATAATGTGTCGTGGACTAACGTCGGTTCGGCACGGACGATAACCACCACCGGGGTTGACTTCACGGTGCGGGTGCAAAGCACACAGCGGTATGTGCGCCTAGCTCGGATAGACTCCGTGAGCCTGCCGTCAACAACGATGGCCGTGGGCGAGTTTGAGGTGTGGTACGACGGCGCAAACGGAAACGTCAAAAAGATAAACTTTGAGTTCTCTACCTCTGAAACGTATTTATTTGTAATTACTGAATTTAACATCGCTGTGTATTTTAACGATGTTTATCAGGTTGATATTTACGCGCCGCAGTTTTTCAATTCCAAAATCCCCGGCCTGAGGCGCACAAGCAGCGCAAACACGATGATATTTTTTGAGGAGACGATGCAGCCGCAGTTGCTCACTCGTACCTCAGCCACGACGTGGACAATAGCCGACCTCAATTTTGATTTTATACCAAAGTACGCCTACGTCCCGGTGACAACCCAGCCTGCGGCGACTATTACGCCGGATGGGCTGAGTGGGGTGGTCAAGCTGACCGCTTCTGCGGCGGTGTTTCCCTCGGCGTCGGCAGTGGTGAACCAATACTACAGGGGCAATGGGGGTCGGGCGCGAATTGTGAAATGGATTTCGACCACCGTCGTGCAGGCCAGTGTGGAGATACCGTTCTTTAGCCTCGACGTGGTGGCTTCTGGGTCATGGGACTTGGAGTCTGGCTATGTGAGCGCGTGGGGTGGCGGGTACGGCTGGCCGCGTTGTGGCACTTTTTATGAAGGTGCACTATGGATTGGCGGGTCACAGTCTCTCCCTCGTTCGTACTGGCGCAGTCGTGTAAACGGTTTTTATGACTTTGAACCGGGGACGGGTCTCCCGGCAGATGCTATCTCTGGCGACCTACAAGGCGCGAACAACGAATTGAACTCTATCACCGGGATTTATGGCGGGAAGCAACTTTTCCTGTTTACCACCGGAGCGGTGCATATGTTCGACCGCGCCACGGGCAGCCCTATTACGCCGGAGAACCAGTACGCCCCGGTGCAGGCCGAGGTGGGAGCCGAGGATTTCCTAGAGATTAAGGGGGCGGAGGGGATTGTGTACTTCGTGCAGCGCGGTGGACGAAACATCCGCGCCATGAGCGAGCGCGAACTGCGGGTGTATGACGTGGCGATTGCCTCGAAACTATCCGGCCACTTGATGAAAGTCCCGGTAAGCGTCGCCATGCGGACGGCCACGGCCATTGACCAAGGCTCTTACTACTTGAGCGTGAATTCTGACGGCACAATGACTATTGGCAACCTGTCCTATGTG